CCTTTTTCTGGTTTAGTTTTGCCTTCAGCAATTTGCCCTTTAGTAGCTTCAGTAGCGTCTTTTACTGCGGATATATTTTGCTTTAAAGTATCTATTAATTCTACTTCTGTTTTATATAGATATACTATATTTTTATCTAATTCAAGTTTTTCAAGTCCTAAATCAATTTCTTGTCTTTCAGGAATCCAAGGTCTACCTCTATATTCTAATTTTGTTGTTTTGAAATAATCTTCTAATTCTTTAGGCGTAATTCCTTCTTCTAGTTTAGGGAATGGAACTTCAGAAGGATACCTTCTAATCCTTGCATATAATGTATTAAACTGTTTTTCTATATTATTTAAACGTGAAGCAACACCTAGTGCTAATGATTTACCTAGACTAAGCCCCATATTAAAGCCCCACTTATCAATATTCTTAAGTGGTCCTACTTTAGGTGGTGAAGCGGACTTAAGATATGGAATAATACCTTCTGCAGTTGCTTTACCAGCAGATTCTCCGAGTTCCTTACCTAATACTTCACCAGTAGTATTGAGACTTAAATCAAGATTTATCTGGCTTTCTATATCTTTTCTTAATGGTTCTAATGCTTTATCTAATGAATCAGAAACGTCGTCAGAAGTCTTTTTTAATTGTTTAAGATAATTTACAAGTGCAGCAATACCACCGATTACAGTAAGTATAATACCAACCCAACTACTAAACTTTAATATTATAGAACCTATACCTGCTCCAGTTAATTTTAAGCCAGCAGTTAATCCTTTAAGTCCACCTGTAGCAGAAGCTGTTGCTATAGAAGTTGCAGTTAAATCAGTGTTTACTTTTCTAAGACTATTAGAAAGTCCACCTAAAGCAGTTTTTGAAAGACCTATCATAGTGAATAAAGTTCCTAGACCTTCGGCAGCTTGTCCCATTGTTAATCCGACAAAGCCAAAAGCTGTTGCAAGAGTGGTAACTACTCCGATAACTGTTACTATATGTTTTCCTAAAGGACCAAGAAAATTAATTACATTTGAAATTCCTTTAAGTATAGAAGAAAAAACACTTAGTATAGGTTTAACTCCTTCAAGGATTACAGCTCCAGTCTCTACCCAGAAATTCTTCATATCTTCCATAAGCCTAGTATATTTTCTTGCAGGAGTTTCCATTATTCCTTCAAATGCTTCTTGTGACCTGGTAGTATCTTGAATAGCAGTGCTAAATTCTCTTAGTCTATCTATACCCTGGCTAAATAATACGTTAAATATCTTCATAGACTCTGCACTAGCGCCAAATGCATTCAAAGCTCCTCTTATATCTGTGTATCCAAAAGATTGAGATACCATTAAAAATTCTTCTGCTAAGTCATAGAAATTCCTCATATTACCTTCAGCGTCTTTAATTGGAATTCCTAACTTCTCGAGTATATTATAGAAATCAAAGAATGCACTATTTAGTGTAGTCCCAGCACGTTCTCCTCTCAAACCTATATCTGAAAGCATAGAAGGTAATGTAACTGCAATTTCTGGTGGAACTTGAAATGCTTCTATAGCACCACCAAATCTACTCAAGGATTGTGTAAGTGGTCCTATTTCAGCCTTAGACATATCAGTAGCATTGATTAATAAGCTACCAAATTCTTTTACCGATAGTCCAGAATCTAAGAATAAATCTTTTAGTATAAGAAGTCTATATCCAAGGTCTTGTATATCCTGACCACTTCTTACTGCAAGCATTGCAGCAGTTTCCATTGATTCATTTAATTCGTCGAAAGAAACACCAGAAGAGAGAATTTGATAGCTTAATTCAGCAAGGGTTTGCGAGGATATTCCGTATGCTGCAGATAAATCAAGAATTTCAGATTTCATTTCATTATATTGCTTTTCCGAAAGTTGCCCTGCAGCAGTAGCACGGCTTAATGCATATTCAAATGGGACTATTGCTTCAGTAGACTTCTTATATATTCTCAAGACTGGCGCAAGTATGAAAGAGAACCTTGCTGCTGAACGTGTTAATCTAAATCCAAGGTTATCAAATTGTTTTCCAAGGTCGGTATAAACATTAATTCCTTCCTTGTTTAATACCTTTAAAACACCAAGGACCTTAGCAAGGAAGGTTTGCATACCGCCACCTATTTGCTTTGGTGCAGCTGAAAGGTTTTTAAATGTTACTCTTAAACTACCAGCAGAAGTTTTAATATCATTTAAGGAAGTAGATAATTTTTCTGCAGCTCCAGCTTCTCCGCCAAGTGCTTGAATAATATCTTGCCAATCTTGTTGTAATCCTATTTTGGTAAGGTCTTCATTAATACTGGTAAATAAAGTATGCAGATTTTCTAAATTATTCTGGTCATATCTGATTTCTAAATCATAGGTTATTTTAGGTAGATTTTTTTCTCCAAACAACATATCTACTAAATCATTGGCATTGTAAGGAGGAGCAGTTCCTTTACCTCCGCCAGCAGTTGGTATTATTTCATTTTCTTTAAATCCTTTTTTAGCCCTTTTACTTACATTTTTACCAGTTTCTTGAATGTCTTTTGCATTAGATTCTAATACCTTGCCTACTTCATTAGTCATTTGAACAGTTTGATTAGCAAGATTTTCTGCTGCTGGCTGAACGTCTTTAACTGCTGGTTCTATACTTTGCATTATCTTTTCTACTTCTTTGGATTCTATGCCTAAAATATCACCAATATTCTCAGCTAATTTCTTTGTCTCGTTTCCTATACTTTGCTGTGTAACTTCTGCAACCTGTTCTATTGGTTTCTTTATTTCTGTAGTTGGTTCTATCTTTGGTTCTATTTTAGTGAATTCTTTAATATCAGAAGTATATTTTTTGAAATTACCTTTATATCTTCGGAATACTTCATATCCAACCTTATTTAGTGTTTCACTAAAAGTCTTTGTAAACTCTGCAATATCTTCGCCAGGTGGCTGTATAGATTTTAATGCATTTTCTATTTGAGGGGTTAATTCTTTCCATTGTTTTCTGCTTAAAACACTACGCATATTAAGATTTAAAGATTTAGCAATTTCATTAAAATATAAAGTAAGTCTATCTTGTAAATTTAAATTCTTTTCAAGATTTAATGATTCAAATAAATCTTTACCAGTAATACCTTTAAAATATCTTTGTATATTTCCAATTCCAATTTGTCCAAGAGATAGTGTGTTAATTTCATTTAACACTTGCTCAAAGGATTTATCAATAAATCGTGTTATTCCTGTTTCAGTGGTATTCTTTATATTACTAAGAATTTCTTTATATTGAGTGGGGGCAGATGGTGTTAAAACTTCTTTAAGCTGTGCAGATAAGTCAGGAGTAATTCCTGGTTGTGCTATTCCTATTCCAGAAGGTTCTGCTTTACCAGTAGAAACCTTTGTTTTACCAGTGGTGGCTTCGGATATTTGTTTCTGGACTTCTTTTGTTTCAAGTGTTACAGGAACAGTTATTTTCTTCTTTGATAATTCATCTAGAATATTAGTATTTGTAATCTCTAGTTCAACTGGAATTTTAATACCTTTAGTTAATTTCTCAAGTTGTTCAGAAATACTCTTGGTAATATCGATAGGTATAGCCTTTTTGGCAAATGAATCTAATAGGCTAGATAACTTCTGAAGGTCTTTTTCTACTTCAGAAGTATCTAGCCTTACATCTACATATATAGAACCAGCATTTAATCCGCCAGCAGGTGCACCGCCAGCTTCTGGCATTTAGAACCTCCCAAATTTGGGGCTTGAAGAAAACTTGAAACCACGTTTATCTTTAGAATTCAAATCTTTTACAAAATCAAGTAGAATATTGCATTGAACCAAATCAAGATTTCCAATCTCTTCTAATGTATAATGATAATAATAAGCAATACTGCATATCATAGAATATATAGCCTCAGAAGTTACTTGTTTTTTTGACCCCCCCTTTTCAACTCTCCCCCCTGAGCCTCACTCCCAAATATCTTTGGAAGTAATTCTTGAACACATCTCTGGAATTCTGGGTCACCAGGGTCAATTGCTTCACCCAAGAATTCCTTGGTAACTGTAGAATCGCCTTTACGAATAGATAATGTTAATACATCTAGAATTATGCTAATACTCCTGGAAATGTTTGGGTCTGATAGGATATCGGAGATTGGCTTATTATAAGTTTGTTCCAGATATGCATAATCCATTAACTTTAGTCTGTATAATGTATAAGTCTGCTCACCAATCTTCATTTCTCCTATTGGAACACCAAATGTTACTGCTAGTTCCGCCATACTTTTTTAAACCTCCCTAATAAATAGTGGCTCTTCTATGCTTTCAAAAACTGTCTCTTTTTTGAGACATTCGCACCAGAGCCTGAAATTATTTTTCTTAATAGTCAACATAACACTCTCAAGTTCTTCTATATTTACAGTTTCCTGTAACTTCGCCTTAAATACTTCAAACTCAAATGTATATATTGGAATCCTATCATCAGTGGATATAGAATATCTGTGTATATCTAATTCAAGAATATCACCCCATAACTTTACTGGATAATAAGTAAAATTAACTGTAATTCTAGGATACCGTTCTGTTAAAGTAAAATATCCACTGGCATACACCTTAAGTGGTGTAATTAGCCTATCTTTATAAAATATTTGTATGTTAGAATATCTATTCATATATTTTAAATCAGGATAGCCTATTTTATACAAATGCCTGGCTTCTTCTATATAAACTGTAGGAATATTTTCAAGATATTTTGGTTCTCCATTTTTAATATATATTTGTCCTTTGACATCTTCTCTCTCTTCTTTATTCTTATAAGTTTTAAAAATATTTTCTTCCAACATTCTCCTCCAGGTCTGGGGAGGGATAAAAATCCCTCCCCATATACTTAATTAGACTGACATTGTCAATGCTCCATTACCCTGGTAATTAAATGTAATAGTTTCTATTCCATCGAATGGAACAGTAGTATCAGCAGATGTAATCATAGCAGCTCCGGAGAAATTTCTAGTAGAATCAACATATAGTTTTAATGAAACTAATGTAGAGCCAGTTAATGCATCAAATAATGCCTTTTGTGCGTCATTTGTTAAATCCCAATGTGCATCTATAGTTCCAGACCACTGCTTTATACCAGTGATAAAGGTTCTCCATTCTGTTCCCATTGCACTTGAATCAATGTTATCTGCTTCTACAGTCAGAGACCAGTTAGTTACATTAGCAACCTGTGTTGCACCAGCATAAACCATTCCCTTATTTCCACTAAATACAGCCATTTTTATATTACCTCCAAACTAATAAGTTACAACCTTGTATCTCAAAGTATAAACCCACTCTGTATCATCTCTTATCAACTGTGTATAATATCTAGTCAACTGTATCATTGAGGCATCTAGACTTTGCTCGTCTAGCAGATTAATAATCTGTGCCCCAATTCCTAACGCTATTGTAGCAGAGGAGTCATTAGAATAAACTGCTATACTAATATGGTGTTCCTCTAGTGTAGCAGAAGTCTTGGCAGGCAGATAACCAGAAGGCAATGTTTGAAGATGTGTAATAATTACTATAGGATACTGAAATACATTTGGAACATATTCGAGATATACGCCATTAACATTCTGTAGTGAAGTAGATAATTTAGAATATATTTTAGTTAAAACAGTATTTATCTTTGTTGACAATATGTCCTCTGAAGCCATTTATATGCTCTTATTAAACCAACTGCCATAAATGGATGCGCACCTCTCTTTCGTTCTTTGTTTATCACTTCTACTCCAGGAGGAATTGTAGGTGCTTTCATATAAGTCCATACTATAGCTCCAATCTCAAACTTCTTTGCCCATTCATATTTCTGTTGTAATTCTTCTGTAATTGTTAATGGATATGGTCTACTACGTCCAAATTCTTGAACACCTGCGTGTGGAGAATGATTCCATACTTTACCAATGATAGCATTATCTGTAATAACTGGTTCTTCAACAACAAAGTTAGTAAAGAGGCTATCTGGGTCTGTATGCACTCTATCGGTTTCAGTTAAGTAATTTTTAGATTCATTTACAATTACTTCAGACGTTTCTTTAACTACATCTTTCCCAAATTGATAAATAGCTTGTTTAATAGCCATTTTATCTATATCGGATTTAATTTTAAATTCTAGTTTCATTGTTTAATATTGATTATATCTGTTGCGTCGTCAACAGTAATCTCTAAGTGGTGGTTTCTAAAATTAGGATTCCGATATCCTATAATTTTAAAATACTTATCACCGATATTTATGATATTGTCAGGTTTTATATCTATATCGTCTGTATAGATAACATATCTTCCTATTAGTGAAGGAGTATTAGCTAGTGCCTTAACTTTACTTGAAGGATTAGATATTACACCTTTAGCTGTTTTAACAAAAACATATTCAGTAGTATATGAACCTAATCCGTCAGATATCAAAGTCTTGGAATACACTTTAAACTCCTGCACTGGTCCAATCATAGAATGCTCCCATACCAAGTAACTCGTTTATTCTGATATTCATTAATAATTTCCCTTGCTTCCATTGGTAGGCTACGTAAATCTTTGGAGAATGTAACTCGTTCGTCTCCTATTGCATAACTTGATACATTATTTAGGTTTTCTTGATAATTTCTGAACCACGATTTAACAGTTATCATAATTGCGTATTTAATATCTTCTTTTAATCCTATACCAGAACGATATATTACTTCTAATCTTACAGGCTGTGGTATATGAGCATAAAAGGCTAAAACCTGTTCGTCTATAATATCAAAATCTACTAATTCTACATTTCTAATAGTATCCATAACACTTATTACATATTTTATAGGATAATGTTTTGGATTGAAGTATCTTGAATTAATCGTGTGTATTTCTTTAAATTCAATAGTAGGTATATATCTTACAGTATATATTCCGTCTATATTTACTATGATAGTGCCATCAGTTAAGTTATATGTGAAATCTTCTATATCAAGTTCTATGCCTTGTCTGTATACATATTCTAATTCTGTTATATTCTGGTCAGCAAGTGTTATAATTCCATTTATAGAATTAATAGAAACTTCTTTTGTAAGTGTATATCTAACAGTATATGTTCCGTCTTCAGTAACTGTTATAGTGCCATTAATTAAATCAAATGTATAATTTTCTATTTCTACACCGTCTTTTGCTAGATATGTTATCTCTGTTATATCCTGGTCTGGAAGTGTTATCAGTAAGTCTACAGAAGCAACACTTACTTCTTTAGTAATTAAATATCTAATAAGATAAGTGCTATCTATATCTACATTAATAGTTCCATTAACTAAATTATATGTAAGTCCCGATATATCTAATTCCGTGCCATTCAGATATAAATATGTAATTTCAGACAGATACTGGTCAGGAAGTGTTATAAGTGCATCTACTGATTGGACAGTAACCTCTTTAGCTGGTATAAATGTCCAGTCTAATTGCTTAAGAATAATAGATTCAGCTGAATTTCCTAAAAATTCCAGCTGTGCATTATTAGAACCTATAAAATTTTGTAATTCTGTTAAATTGATATATCTCATTTTTTAGGTAGTGGGAGGCAAAAGCCTCCCACTGATTTATACGGCTATAGAGATACCAGCAACTACAACTGGATAAGTAACAGACGGTGTGTGCATAGGCTCAAAGTCATTACGCATAGAAGTGACAAGCATATTAGATGTGGTAGAAATATCCCTTGCCTCTTCTACTTTTACGCTGCCTCTCTGTCCAATTAAGAATGCTGGTGTATAAACCATAAGTATCTCTGTATTTGTATTTGTTGAACCAGTTGTTGTATAAACTCCAGTTGTTGCTAGGTCTTCTCTTACAAATTCACTTACTATGATAGGAATTCCGTCTATTCTTTCAAGGATACCACTATCTACTGTAGCATTAGGTCCAAACTTATCATATGTAAGAACTTCATCAGTATTTAATAGTTTAACAAATGCACTATTAGATACTATGAGTGCAAGATTATTAGGATTCTGCCCAAATCTCTTCATCTTTAATCTCATAGCTCTTATTACACTTAATGCTTTTGTTTTATCTGAAAGGTCAGCAGCGCTTATCTCCAAGCCACCATCTTTAGCATATTTTCTTAGTCCCTTGAATGCCTTCCTAGCATCTGTTGCAACAGTTACATCAGCATCCATATGAGGCCCTGTATCATCACCGTTGATTATTGTAGTCTCTAATGCCCTAGCAAGCGATTGTGCTATATATCTCTTTATAGCAGGAAGTGCTGGTGCTATTAGGTCTTCAGTAGCCTCGTCAGTTATCCTTGTAAAATATAAGAATGTTTTAGCAGTAAATGTTAATGCAGCTGTAATTGTGCCTGTAGCAGCATTATCTGCAAGCGAACCAGTTCCTTCTGTTCTGTATATAGCCATAGGGTCATTTAGCATAACTGGCATTAGGTATGGATTAGATGGCATATTTATTGTCTCGAAAAGCTTTGCGACTCTTAATTCCTGCTCATATATTTCAAGAATTCTAGTAGATAGTTCCTGCGGAACAAATTCTTTACCTAAACCTGTAGTCCCAGCTGAGAATGCCTTAGATATTAGCTTACTATATACATTTTCATAGTATTTCAACTGTGCAGGTTCTTTCCTCAGTATTTTAGATAATAGATATAAATTATCATTAGCCTCATCAATAGCAGGGTTATTGAATTCATAGGTGAATTTCTCTGGTTCTTTCTTTGCTTCATTGAAAGAAGCCCTTATTAAGTCGGCTAGCTCACTGGTTCTGTCATTCTTTAATACTTCTACTAAACTTTCAAACTTCTGCATTACTTCACTCATTATTGTCTCTCCTCTATAAGTTTTTTCAAACCACTAACAATTGCATTTCTCTCTTCAACTTTTTCTTTCATCAAATTCAACAATTCATCAATCTTTTCAGGAGGTAATTCTTCCTCTGACTTTTTAACTTCTTCGGTCTTAACTTCTACATCTTTCTTAACTTCCATCTTCTTCTCTTTCTCGGCATTGATATCAGCCTTTAATTTCTCTAGTTCTTCAGCAAGCCTTTCAAGTAACCTTAATACTGTATTCATCTTAGATTCTAAATTCTTAGTAATTTCTTTCTCTACTTCTGGATAAGGATACTTATCATTAATAGATACACCTATGAAACCAGCTAAAGTCTCTATGGCTTTCTTTATATCGTCTGGTGCGTCTTTATATAATGGCTGTAAAATATTTATTGCTTGTTTAATTGATTCTCTGGCGTCTTTGCCTAGCTTCTTCTCGACTTCTGTTAAAACTTCATCTGATATTAAATCTTCCATACTTCCCTCTCCTTTGACTATATAGAATTCTTCTCCGATAGCAGGCTCGTTTACCTCGGAGACTTCCAACATATGTAAATCGAACAACAGACCTACTTTGTCACTCATCTCACTCATAATGCAACTCCTCCATTACAATAGCGGACCACGACTACTATCTCCATTCGATGACCTTCATACGTCCAAATGCTCTGATAGAAAAGCCTCTTATCTTGCCTTGCTTAATCAGCTCTTTGCGAATAGGATTTTTTTCTTCTATTGTAAGATACCAAGTTCCGTCTGGTATAACTCTTCCATTATCTAATCTGTAATCGCCTTTTTGTATTGCACATTCAAGAATAGTAACTTCGTCGTTTACATATTCATTCTGGTGCATAAAACCTATATTCCTTGAATTGCGCATAAAATCGAACATAGCTTTTTCAATTTCTTCTTTAGTAATTATATGACCCTGTCTATCTACTCTATCAGGTATCAATACAGGTCCAGTAACTATACCACGGAAGGTATCTGATTTCATTATAGGTAAAACTGTATCAGCTGGTGTTTTAGACGTTTCGAATAGCCAAAACGCAGTATTTTCTTCTTTCTTTGCAGTATATAAACCATTCAATACCTTACCTTTAAATTTTACTTTTAGAAATTCAGGAGAATTTTGATATATCTCACAATTACCACTATCTATCAATTCTATCCAGCAAGGTGTATTTTTAGATGGATTTAGCATTGTCTTTGGTTCTATTTTAGTCTGTTCTTTGATATCAATAATCTTCTTATCTATATCAGTTTTATATCCAGCAAATCCAAAACTATCTGCTGGGTCTTCTGATATAGAATAATGCACTAACTTATTACCATCTAGAATAGTTAAATCATACACTTCTTCTGTCGGTCCAAATCTATTTATCTTATGCTGCGGGTCTAACCAGTATCTTCTATGTAAGAAGAATTTACCAGTATTCTTGGTTATTAAATCCAATTCCAAAATAGCATTACGCATTTGTATTGCCTTTTTTCTATCTTTTTCTAACCAGTATTTATATTCATCTGGTATCTTCTTCCTAATTTCTTTTGGTAATGCAGAATAGCCTAAAGGTGGTAAAAGATTTTTACGCACTGCTTCACCAAGCACATATGGTGTCTGGTCTGTAGACTGTATAAATAGCCAGGTAAATGTTGAAGGATTTTCAGCTTCTTCTTTATCATAAGGTGGTAATATGTTCTTTGTAGCTTTATAAAATACAATTAAATCATCATCTGTAATTTCTTTACCATTCATTACTTTTCTTAATTCTTCTATACCTAATTGCCTGAAGATATGTTTTCCTTTAAGTTTACCGTCAAGAAATACTTCAAGCATATAATCTTTAGAAAATCCATATTCTACTTTACCTTTATCTATGATTAGAAATACTCCAGGATAGTTAACTCTAGAACCAGGTAGTATTTCTTTGCTTTCTGATTGTGAAGGAACTACGCCTTCAAAATCAAACCATTCCTCTGGTTCAGGTTCTTTAGGTGTAGCCCATAAAGAAGTAGCACGAACCTTACCATCAGCAGTTTTCCTTAACTTAAACTTACCATTCTTCCAATCAATCTTCCATATATCTTTTTCCTGAACCTTTTTAGCGTCTTCTAATGTAAGTATAGGTTCATCTATATTACCTTTAATACCATCTTGAATTGTAAAGCCAATTAACTCAGCCAGTTTTAGCCCTCCAATCCAAATGGGTAGAATTATGATACCTGATAAATCCAAGCCCACCAACAAAATCGTGATTTTCCGTTTCTATATCGTATACAAATTTAGAAACAGGATAATAGAATTTCTTTTCCTTCTGATTGATTTCTTTGCTTTCTATTTTCTGATATACTTTATTGTCTGCATTCTTATTGAACGATATATAATAACAATTCTTGTCTACTGTTAATTTATAACTATTATAGACTAAACTGCCCAGGTAGATAATCTGTTCAGCTAATTGCATAGAATCTGCCTTGATACTCTTATTCTTCAGCATTAGATTTTCAAGCAGTGTCTTTATATGTTCTAATTTCCAGTAAAATACTGCTTTAGGAATTCTCTTAAATACTACAGTTTTACCAGCAAAACATTGATATAAAATAGGAAATCCGCCTAGAAGAACCATATCATTCTTGATATAAAAACAGCCGAATTTCTTTTTAAACTTAATCAATAATTCGTCTAATTTAAGCGGATAGGTTATATAGTTATTTACTTTTTCACCATATTTTAATGTATTTGTAACAAGTAAGATAGTATCTAAATCTACGTCAATATCATTACCTTCAAGTGGTGGTGGATTAACAGTATCTAAAACAGTTCCTTCTTTTATATCATTAACAGTGATTTCCTTACCTTCTGAATATAGGGAATGGCTTCCTGTAACCTCTGCTATATTTTTATCTGTAATTACCTGATACATTTGACTTTCCTGTATTGGATGCCTAAATACTCTCAATATCTTACTCCAGCCGTTAGAAGTCCATACATAAATATTTTCTGGTATATATTCATTCTGTTTAATTTTAGCTGGTATTAAAGTATAGATGGGAACTATATCAAAAGTATCATCATACTTAATATAGACTGGGGTTTTATCAGCAACTGACTTACCTATACAATGCCTATGTATCATATACTCATACTCCTTATCTTCATTAAGCCATATAGGAAGAAATGAAATCTTCCTTATTTTCTTCTTTGTATTAAGTATTCCAGCTTTTCTTGCAGAATTCAAAGCAGTAGAAACACTATCTGCTTCTGTAATGTCTTCATTATATTCGATAAATTTAGGTTCATATAGATTAATAGAATAATTTCCATTGCTTTCATACACATTCAGATTATGAAAACTAACTGTGATAATTCCCCACTTTGGAACGTCTACTGCTGTATTATAGGTTCTTCCGACTGGAACATAAAAGGTATCTTCATATTTTATTAAAGTATTCTCGTCTACTGGAATGTTACCATCATATCTTAAGGCGATATCATAATTAAATGCCTTCTTATCTTTGGTTTCTGTCTTATCATAAACAATTGCGTGAACTTCAGCAAACTTCTTCAACTTCCACCAAGGAACATTGCCATTAAGTGGATAGATAGAATTAGCAGGTTTTACCATTACACCTTCTCCGTCTTCTATCTTCAGTAACTTATCTATTATTTCTTTCAATTCCTTTTCATTACTTACATAATAGCTTTTTAACTTATTCAATTCATACTTGTATCTTTCTTTATCCTCATTACCATCAAAAATATCCAAACTATCAAGTGCCTCAAGTCTAGTCTTATACGGTTCTTTATGCAAGTCTTTATCTAAATATAAACAATCGAATATATTAATAACAAAATGATAGTTTTCTGGCATTTCATTAGAATGTAATACACCACTCATCACTTCCCTTGGCTGGTGTATATCTTTTTCAAATAATTCTATTTCTGAATCTAGAACAAAAGATTTATCTGTCTTCGATAACTTATCTATAATATTAGAAAACTTCTTTGTATTATCTGTTCCATCTTCAGATATTATTTTTATTTTATCTTTATCTTTGAATATCAGGTGTCTAGCACCGTCTACCTTTAATTGTAATATGCATTCTATGAAATCAGTATTGAATCTACTGGAATACTGCTTAATATAATCTACTAAATCGTCATACTTAAATACTTCACCAGAACGATAAGCATTTACAGTATTCAATTCTGGTTTTCCTGGCATAATCATTCTGCTTGGTATTACTTCATCTTTTTTCTTACTTTCCAGTGCTTCTTTTTCTAACTTCTTATTTCCAGTCCTGAATACTTTTGTGATTAATTCTTTAACTTCTACGGAATCCTTTACTGGTATCACTTCTGATTTATTCTCTACCAACACAAGGTCTAAAACAGTATTATCTGGTAATCCGAATGCCAGTCTTGTTAATTTGGTATTTAAACTGGAATCTGGTCTAATCTCGTCTTCCATTCTAATTATAATATCAGTATCTCTTGGATTTTTCTTACCATAAACAGTAGAACCACTTAAAGATATAAACTGTGGAATCCATACTACAGTAACATTGCCATTTGTAAGTGCAAGGTCATATAAAGAAATATAATCCCAGTTAGGTCCATAAGGAGATTTAACTATATGGACAGGCTTATTTGTATCTATGTTATCTTCGATAATATCAGAAATATCTTCAGAAGTTAAAACCTTATTACTATATTTAACTTCTGAATTTTCTATAGTTACATATTCTTTCACAAGAATAATATCAGACAAAATTCTTCTCCAAGAATTTCTTTAAACCAACAATAAACTCGTCTTTGGTCTTACAAGATACTAGATATTCCAAAAAATACTGCTTTAAAAGATTTTCTAATTTATCTGCTTCAGTTTCACCTTTAGAAGCTACCAGTGTAGAATGTATAGCAGGTAAATCAAGTAGTGTAGTATAATAATTCTTTATCTCTGATAATGGTATTCTTTTATTGAAATAATCTTCTAGCTTCTGTGATTCTTCTATTGCAGTTATTATCTTCTCTCTTAAAGATTTTAAGCCGTCATTTTGATTATCTGTTTCTTTATGATTTAACATTTCAGTTAAATTAGTAAGCAATAAAGGAATTTCACCATTTTGGATATTGGCTTTATCCAAAAGCCCTCTCAATTCATCTCTGGTCATAATACCACGCTCCACTAGGAGTGTCTCTGCTCTTAATATATCGGCAAGGAATTTTCTATACTTATCCGATTTCTTTATCTCAAACTTAAATTTAACACTTTTGTCCTGTGTATTTATTAAATCGTAATTAATTCTTTCTTCTATGAACCTTGCCAGTGGTAAGATAGTATTAATAAAAACAGAAAGTTCTACAGATTCCTGATTAGAATAAGAACCTAAATTAGGAACACCAAGTATTTTAGAAGTGACTTCTTTGAGCAGAAACTCTCGTTCTTTGTCAACGTCTCTTTCGGTATCTGAGCCTAAATTCTTAATATCAACAGGAGCAGTCATAATAATTGGAATTTCTGGGCTTGACCTTATCTGATTAAGCATATCTACCTTAAGGTTCTTAATCTGTATTTCATTAAGATTACCACCAGCAGGAGATATAACTGGGTGTATAATACCAAAGTTTTTATCAGTATAAATTAGTCTATTTACCAGATTCCTATCATAAGTAACAGGTAATAAAACAGATTCTAATTTAGAACGGCACAATTCTTCACTAGGAGAGTATGATAGAAACTTTACAAGTTCATTAGAATAATATTCTTTATCTTTATACCTGATTCCTATAAAATTCTTATTTTCATTTGTAATTAACTCAGTATTTGAAATCTTTACATACTGAAGGCTTTTAACAGAACCATTTATATTATATTCTTTAATCCAGAATGAAGCACCATAAATATAGTAATCCTTAACTGTGTATTCAAGTATTTCTCTTATAGAATATAATTCATTTGGTCTTTCAAATAACTTATAGAAATTACCACTTTTAAGTATTTTACCGTCTTTGCGCACAAGAATAAATGGTAAGTCTGCTATATTCTGTGCGATATAATCTACACAAGAAGCAACAATAGAAGAACAAATATAGGCTAGGGGACTTGTAAGGTTCAAGTCCCCAATATTTTGGTATTCAGCCTCGTCGTAATCCTTCTGAAGATATATAACTTCAGGTTCTTTATCTGAATTTCTATTAAAGAAACTTAAAAAAGGAAATCTGATTTCTTTCCTCCTTATTCATTGGATTGCCTTCACCAATAATAGCACATAGACTGGTGTATGAATGTACATTTTTAATTGTGAATATGATATAATATAAATATGAAGATTGCATTGTGCGGGCACGCCTATAGTGGTAAAAGCAGTATTGCACAGGTTTTAAGGAATAAATATGGTTTCACAATTCTTTCTTTTGCAGAACCAATTAAGCAATCTAATTTGATATTCGACAAGTTAAATCTTCCAAAAGAGCCTAAAGCAAGCAGAAGAAAAGTTTATCAATCACTTGGTAACTGGGCAAGGAATTCACTAGATAAAGATATTTTCATTAAGAAACTAGAGCCTAAACTTGGGCTATATGATAAAATAGTAATTGACGATTTAAGATTTAAGAATGAATATCGATTTCTAAAGGAAAATGGCTTCTTTATTGTAAAAGTAGAAACACCTTGGATAATATTATGCGAACGTGCAGGAAAAGAAGGCGAAAATCCAGTTGAATTATTTTCAGACGAGAGTGAATTGGAAATAGACTTGATTAAAGAATTTGATTTAATTGTTTCTGGAATAGTTAACCCAGAATTAAGTGCCGATTTAATAATTTCAAAACTGGAGGAGAAATGAAGAATTCGGAAATTCTTCCTTGTGGGTATGCATTTTATGATTTTGGAAATATAGATAAGCTATACATTATCCCTATCAGTGATATACATATGGGAGACGTCCGTTGTGATTATGATAAACTTAAAGGTTATCTACAATGGATAAAAGAACATAATGCATATATAATACTTAATGGCGATTTAATGACTTTAGATATCAAATCAAGTGTAGGAGACGTCTATAATGCAGAAATGAATCCACAAGAACAATTAGATTTAGCAATAGAAATATTTAAACCGTTTGCAAATAGAATATTGGCAGTAGTAGAGGGTAATCACGAATACAGAATTTATAAAGAAACTGGATTAAGAACTACTAAAATATTCGCAGACGAACTTGGAATATCTGCATACAATCCTGACGGTATGTATATTATTATTAAAATGGGCAAGGGACTAAACAATAGACCTATTCTATATAGATTATATGCTACACACGGATGGTCCAGTGGTAGAACTACAGGAAGCAAAATAAATGCAGTAGAACAGCTGAATAGACAATTTCCTATCACTGACTGCTATATAGCGTCGCATACACATACACAAGCACTATCAGTAGACGTAATATATTATCCAGACGAACGCAATAATAAATTTGTAGAACAAAAACGAGTTTATGTATCTGCAGGTTCTTTCTTAGGACACGGCGGGTATTCTTTAAGAAAAGGATTAGCATTTGCTAAACTAGGTTCTCCACGTATTAGACTTGACGGAACTAGAAAAGACTTACACGTGAGTATCTAATGATTAACGTAAGAAGCAAAGGAAGAAGAACTGAATATGAAGTTAGGGATATACTAAAGGCTAATGGAATAAGTGCAGATAGAGTTCCACTATCTGGGGCTAGCCAAGGGTTCAAAGGTGATATTATTTTTATTCGTAACGATAAGAAATATGTTGGCGAAGTGAAAGCAAGGCAGGATTCATTTAAAGAAATATACAAGGAAATAGATAACTATGATTTAAAAATGGGAAATATAATTATTACTACATTGGAGCGGTGGCTTATGAATGAAAAAAAGGAAATAAAAGAAATTAGAAAATCTAAATTAATAGAAAAATGGTTAATCGATAGAGACGTGTTGTTTTTCAAATCTAACCGTAAGGACTGGTTGATTGCTTATGCCAGCAAAGTATAAAATTTTACAGGTTTCTTTTCTTGACCACGGGCTTATCTTATCTTCTGCTAGTGAAGAAGAGTTGTATTAAGATATAGCCTGTATTTCATTTGGGATACTATATGAAGAAGACGAGAATTATTACTATGTTGTAAATTCGATTTTTAATAACAACGAATCGAGAGATACGATAAAAGTGTTGAAATCAGCTGTAACAGAAATTAAAGAATTGGGGGATATTGAATTATGAGAATCATAAGAGATATTCAGGAACAGAAAGAAAATTCAGAAGAACATAAAGATAATAACCAGCGTCCAATAATATCTGCTTGCTTGATAGTAAGAAACGAAGAAAAAATGATAGAAAACTGTCTTGAATCAGTTAAGGATTTTGACGAGATTATAGTGGTGGATACTGGTAGCATAGACAGAACAATAAAAATAGCAAAGAAGTATACCAACAAGATTTATAACTTTAAATGGAATGACGATTTTAGTGAAGCAAGGAACTTTTCTATTTCGAAGGCTACTGGGGATTGGATATTATATATAGACGCAGACGAACGGTTTATGAGTAAAGGAATGGACTTAAAAGAATTCTTACTAGCACAACCTGAAAATGTATTAGGTATAGAAATTCCGATTATCAGTGAACTTGATACTGGAATCATTAAGCACGAATTAGTCAAGATATTTAGAAAAGGGATTAAATTTAGCGGAATAATACACGAAAACGTATTAAGAGATATCGAGAGTAAAAATGGTGAAATAGTTTCTACAGATAAGTTTTATATTATGCACTTCGGATATAAAGAATCAAGTAGAAAAGAAAAAGATAAAGATATCAGGAATTTTAAACTACTTAAGAAGGCAGTAGAAAAAGAACCCGATAATCAAACATATTGGTATTATATCTTACAGGGTGCAATGGTAGGCAAATATGATTTTGGAGAAGGTAAAAATACCATAGAAACTTGCTTTGAAATAGGAGATAGGATACTAAAATCAGATGTTAAAACAAACTTAAAAGTAGAAGTTATTAAATTATTCCTTGGCTACTTTATAGAAAATAATAAATTAGAGGAAATGCCAAAGTATTTAGGTATGCTGTATTCATTAGATAAAACAGTATGGAATGAATATAGCGGTATATATTCTTATTATAAAAAAGACTGGGAAAATGTTTATAAACATTTTTCTGAAATGGATTTAAGCAAACTATACTCATATGATTTAGGTGGAATGTTTATCCACGCCTGTTTGAATTCCAATCATTACAGAGAAGGAGTAGAAGCAATTGATAAAATTACACAAAAAAGTCCATTGTCCTATTCGTATTCAGCAATGTGTGCTTATAGATTAGGCAATAAGCAATTATCAAGAACTTTAGCAAATAAGGCACTTGACTATTATCCGTTACATACTATAGCAACCAGTTTAATCAATCTAATAGATGAAGAATCTTTTGTAGATAAGCCATATAAAATTCTGATTGCTTCTCCAGTAAGACAGCAATACAAAATACTAAAAGAAGTATTGGACAGCTGGAAGCAAATAGACAAAGGTAAAAATGAAATCTCATATTATTTTGTAGATAATAATGACGACCCGAGGTGCAGTAAATTACTAGAAGAATTTGAACTTGATAAACATATAGACAGAATAGAACCTAGAATGATATATTTCAAAACCTCAATACACTATTGGAATTACGAACTTGTGCAAGAGGTAGCTAAAATGAGAAATATGATTTTAAAATATGCACTGGACAATAACTTTGATTATGTATTTATGGTAGATTCTGATTTAGTTTTAGATAAAAATGTATTGAATGTTTTACTTAAAACTAACAAGCCAGTGATATCTCCAGTTTTTTGGACTAAAGGACCAGATAATAATGAATGGGCACAGGTATGGCTACAAGACCAGGTATCACTTTATTATTCACTAACAAATCCTAAATTAAATGAAGAAACCAAAGATAAATATGCGAAAACATTCTATTCAGTATTGAAGACAGCAGACACGCCTATTAGAGTAGGCGGGTTAGGTGCTTGCACACTAATTAGAAGAGACGTGATAGAAAAAGGTGCTAATTATAATGAGATTTACAATGTATCTTTCTTTGGTGAAGATAGAGATTTCTGTATAAGAACAGTAGCATTAGGATTTGATTTGTGGACTTATCCTGGACCTAATATTTATGTAACGCATCGCTACCGTGAAGATTGACGTGGATTTATATAATAAATTAAACTATATGATAAATACAGTGCTTAACACAAGACACGCATACTATTATCTTTCTAAAGAAGATATAGAAGATTTTTGTCAAGAAGTATTTCTAAAACAGCTACAATCCGACAAGGAATTAGAATATAAAGATTTGTATCATATGTATTTTATCTTCACTAGAAGAATAAAAACATATAGAAAACGATATATCAGTCTGGAAAGGATACTGGAAAAATTTGATTAGT